GCCATGGCATGCCAAAACGTTGCCAGTCCTGAATCAGATCTACCGCGAAGAAGATGAAGTTGCGTGGTTCAGTCAGAGTGTGGAAGAATATATCAGGAACGTTCTCCTGAGACCACCCGGCTCCGAAAGGAGTGATATCGAAGATATGATCAAAAACAAATATGTAAACCCGGAGGACCCGGGCCTTACCGGCGCCCACCTGACTCAGTACAATTCTTATAAAAAAGAAAAAGGAATTAAATAAATGGCTACAACATTAGAAATTATTACAGGGATTAATCAGGCAGCAGCAAATGCTTATGATGGATCCCACGACGAACGCTTCGTAACGGGAGATGTCAAAAAGATCGGTCTAAACCGAGAAAACGGCTGTCCAATCGTTGATAGTCGGGTTTCTGATGGCTTTGGCGTCAAAGTTGTTGGAGATATGCTCCAAATCAACTATGAATCAAACGTTGCTCTGTCTTCTGTCTACGCAGTCGGCTTTGAAGAAGAGTGCGAACGCAAAATTCAACAGATTGCCGATTTTTTGAAGAAGGAATATAAGGTTATTACCGGAAAATCCCTTTCTATTACTCCGCAAGGAGAGGCGCAGTGTCTTGTTCAGAACACATCCAGGGTGAGAACGTTTGTGACCGCACATAAGCTTTATAAAATTGGCGGAATGAAGAATGTAACAACTCTTGGCGAAGGGATCACAGACCCTCTTGCTGTTAATTACCACAAGTTTTTGAAAGAAGGGGGGTTTACTAAATGAAACTTACAACAGAAAAATTAAAGAAAATTATTAGAGAAGAGGTCTCCAAGGTAATGTCGGAAGAAACGCAAGATAAAAAAAATGAACGCATCTCTCTAAATAAGCTGCTTGTAGCTGCTTATGAGAAAAAGAAAAAGGCATACAATGTCTTGCAAAAAGAGCAAGAAGATTTTGATGAAGCGAGCAGCCAAGTGGTGAGGAACATGCCCGGTTATCAAGGAAGAGGCTACGATCATTACGCTGAATTTAGCTTACACTTGTCTCAAACAAGTCTTGACGCCGCCAAGAAGGTTTATGATGCAGCCGAAATAGCATTTGAAGAACTCAAAACAAAACTTCAAAATCTAAAATCCGTCGCGCCCCGAGCCGGCGAATAAAACAAAATAAATAATGTCATACACACTATCCAAAAAGGAAATAGTAGCAGAAATACTAAAGTGTGGAAAAGATCCGATCTACTTCGTAAATAATTACGCAAGAATCTCACACCCGATCAAAGGTCTTATTCCGTTTAGGACCTATAATTATCAGGCTGACCTTTTAACAGATTTCAATGATTACCGCTTTAATGTAATCCTCAAAGCCCGACAGTTGGGCATCTCAACTATTGCTGCTGGCTATATTGTTTGGATGATGTTGTTCCATAGGGATAAAAATATCCTTGTTATGGCCACAAAATTTAAAACCGCTTCAAACTTGGTTAAAAAAGTTAAGGCGATTATGAAAAATCTTCCAGAATGGATTATTATTTCAGAGATTTCAATAGACAATCGTTCATCATTCGAACTTTCCAATGGTTCCCAGATCCAGGCAGCCTCAACCTCCGGCGATGCCGGCCGCTCAGAGGCTCTCTCTCTGTTGGTTATTGATGAGGCAGCCCATGTTGAAAACCTCGATGAATTGTGGGCGGGACTATACCCTACAATCTCAACAGGAGGTCGTGTTATCGCTTTGAGCACCCCCAACGGTGTGGGAAATTGGTTTCATAAAGTATATTCGGAAGCTGCAGAAGGCTCAAATGATTTTCATCCCGTTAATTTACGGTGGGATAGTCACCCAGAAAGGGATCAGGCATGGTTTGATAAAGAAACCAGGAATATGTCAAGGAGGGAAATAGCACAGGAACTCGAATGCAACTTTAATACTTCGGGAGAATCTGTAATTCATCCGGAAGATATCGCCTGGATAGAGGAAATGGTATGTGATCCACAATACAGGACCGGATTCGATAGAAATATGTGGATTTGGGAAAAATACGAGCCAGACAACTCTTATTTGCTGGTAGCTGATGTTGCTAGAGGTGACGGCGCAGATTATTCTGTATTTCATATTCTAAAGCTGGAAACAATGGAGGTGGTAGCCGAATATCAGGGCAAGCCAAGCCTCGATATGTATGCAAATATTTTATTGCAGGCCGGTAAAGAATACGGAAATTGTCTTCTTGTTGTCGAAAATGTTGGCATTGGCATCTCTGTTTTGGAAAAACTCATTGATTTAGAATATCCAAATTTATATTACTCAATAAAGAGCACTCACGAGTTCGTGGATAGCTACCAGGGTGAAACAAACAGTTCGGCAGTACCTGGATTTACAACATCTTCCAGGACCAGACCACTAATTGTTGCAAAATTGGAAGAATTCATAAGAAACAAACTAATTAGGGTATATTCAGTTCGTTTTTCAAATGAGATGCGAACTTTTATTTGGCATAATGGCAAACCTCAAGCAATGAGGGGTTATAATGACGATTTGACAATGGCTCTAGCTATTGCATGCTGGGTTAAGGACACAGCACTGTCGATAAATAAGAAGGAATCAGATTACAAAAAGGCTTGTTTAGGGTCAATAATAAAAGTTGATACAAAAATCAATACAACAATCCCAGGAATGCAAGGGTACGATAGAAAACAAGCTCTGGATGAGAAAATGTTTCAGGCAAAAGATGATTATAAAAAATATTCATGGTTAATAAAAGGATAGAAAATGGCAGATAGAAAAAACAACCCCTATAATCCCCAATCAGAATTATTCAGGCGCCTCACTCGCTTGTTCTCTGGGCCAATCGTAAATTGGCGCACCCAGATGAATCGCAAAATACGAAGGACCTCATTAGACAAATATTCAACACAGTTTAAGTCTGCATCTGGCCAGCAATTTAGAAAAGCAGAGTATAGCCCCTTTGATGTCATGCATTCTAAAATCCTGGCACAACAAAACAGGGCCGAGAGATATGTTGATTATGAACAAATGGAATACATGCCAGAAATTGCTTCAGCAATGGATATATATGCCGATGAGATGACAACTCACTCTGCTTTATCTCCGATGTTGAACATTGAGTGCACAAATGAAGAAATAAAGGCTGTCCTGTCCTCTTTATACGAAAATGTCCTAAACATTAACCACAACCTTTTTGGTTGGTGCCGTTCAATGTGTAAATATGGAGATTTTATTCTCTATATGGATATCGATGAGACGATCGGAGTTAAATCTGTTATCCCCATCCCTCTCAGAGAAGTTGAGCGAATGGAGGGCGAAGATCCCACCAATCCAAACTATATTCAATATCAATGGAATAGTGCCGGCATGACTTTCGAAAATTGGCAAGTCGCCCATTTCCGAGTATTAGGAAACGATAAATACACTCCATATGGCACATCTGTTTTAGATCCAGCTCGCCGTATCTGGCGCCAGCTTGTTTTGATGGAAGACGCGATGATGGCATATAGAATCGTCCGATCTTCCGAGAGAAGGGTATTCTACATTGATGTGGGAAATATTGCTCCTCAAGATGTCGAGACATTCGTTCAAAAAACAATTACATCTATGAAGCGAAATCAGGTTGTCGATGCCACCACGGGCCGTGTAGACCTTCGCTATAACCCCCTCTCGGTCGAAGAAGATTATTTCATCCCAGTTCGTGGAGGAGAATCTTCAAAAATTGAAAATCTCCCCGGTGGCCAATTTACCGGAGATATTGACGATGTTAAATATCTCAGAGACAAGATGTTTGCAGCATTGAAAGTTCCCGCTTCATACCTTTCGGCCGGCGAAGAATCAGCTGAAGACAAAACAACACTCTCACAGAAAGATATGAGATTCGCCAGAACAATTCAGCGCCTTCAGCGCGCCGTCATTACCGAATTAGAAAAGATTGGTATTGTACACCTCTATACTTTGGGATTTCGCGGAGATGATTTGGTTAGTTTTCGATTAAGACTAAACAACCCATCGAAAATCGCAGAAATACAAGAACTAGAGCACTGGAAAATAAAATTCGACATTGCAGGCGGAGCTACTGAGAATTTTTTCTCTCGTCGTTGGATAGCACAAAACATTTTCAGCCTCTCTGAAGAAGAATTTGTGCGCAATCAGAGAGAAATGTATCATGATAGAAAATATGAGGCAGAGTTAAATGCGACTGCAGAGGTAGCCGGCGAACAAGCCGCTGCCGATTTCGGTGGTAATTTGGGATCAGCTGACGAATTAGACCTGGGAGGAGAAGGCCCGCTGGACTTAGAAGACCTCGGCGCCGAAACAGAAGCAGATGAGGAAATCGAAGGTTCGCTACTGGCAGCCCCCGCAAATAGGAACGATAGAAATCAAAAATATACTCAAAATTCTGTTTCCCGAAAGGCAAAAGGTAAGTCATATGTTTCGAAAAAATTGCGAGGTGGTGACTCCCGGTCAGGCCGCCAGCAAAATTATTTAGGAATCGCAATACCGAAGCCAAAAGATATTTTACCGGGTTCATCTGACTTTAGGAGTCTTTCACGGGGTATTTACGAGGTCGAGCAACCTACTTATCCCGGTGGAGACGAAATTTCTCTTTTTGAGAATAGTCTGAGAGTCCATAAGTTAATTCAAGAATTGGAATATTCGGAGAACCAACCAGATGAAAATGAAACATAATAAAAAACGAAATACCGCTTTTATATACGAAGCGATTATAAGGGAGTTGGCGAAAGCCATGGTGGAAAATAATAGACAGAAACAAACAACTATTGTTAGCTTGATTAAAGGCCATTTCAAGGGCAGTTCTGCTTTAGCAAAAGATTTGGATTTATATAAGTCTATTTTGGAGACCAACGGCGTTGACAAATATACTGCCGAAAAGGTTATTTTTCAATCTCGAACGATAAAAGGCGGTATAAACCACCGACAATTATTTGAAGAACAGACAAAAGTTATCAATAAGATTAATAAATCTATTTCTCCAGATGTATTTTCGAATTTTATTCCCAACTACAAGGATCTGGCTACTATTTTTCAAATATTTAATCCAAAGACCAAAATGAGACAGAGGGTTCTCTTAGAGGGGGAAATTATCGAAAAGATGATCTCCGAATCCGCACGAGAAGAAGAACTATTAAAGCCAATTGATAAGCTGACCTATAAGACTTTCGTTAAAAAATTCAATGAAAAATATTCAAATTCCCTTTTGTCCGAACAGCGCAACTTGTTAAAACATTATATTTCCTCTTTTGCTGATAACGGAATAGATTTAAAAATATACTTAAATGAAGAGATTCCTAGATTGATAGAACATATGAAAAAATCTTTGGAATTAAAAGAGGTCAGAGAAGATACAGAAATGGAGAGCAAGACACAAAAGGTTATTAA